TCGCCTTCTGGATGACCATCATGTCCTTCCCAAGGTCCAGGAGGAGACCAAGGTGTCCCAGGTCCGCTATGTTGGACCTGAACCCTGTCCCGCCTTTGTTGTCCTGGAAGGCTACCACGAAGGCTTCCGCGCCCTTCGCTATGACCTCCACCTGGCCGTGGTCATGGACTATCTGGATCGTGAACGCCATGGCTAGACATCCTCCTGTTCCGCCACATTCCCATTCACGCCGGACTGGGCTATGGCCGCCTGTTGTTCCGCCTTCGTCAGCGGGGTGTAGAACTCCGCCAGCTTGTCACGGAGCCGTGGGGGTACGTCCACACCAGAGGGGACTTCAGGCGTGGGCTCCGGATCAGGGAGAACGATATATTGGGCCTGTTGAACCCCGTTCCTGGTGATCTCCACGTCACGATCCGTCAACATTCCCTTCTTGGCTATGTGTTGGATGTTGGCGTGAAGCTTCTGGGTCACTTCAAACAGCCTGGGGGTGTGGCTGTGGGTGACTCCCTGTTTGTCCGTCCACTCCTCCCTGTCAATGACTTCATAGACAGCCCTGACAGAGCGCCCGATACCAGCCGCACAGAACGCACAGTTGACGGGCCTGTCTTCAGGGATTTCCGTTCCCTCTGAACAGACGAAGTAGCGCCAGCGCCCTTCAATCTTCAGGCTGTGGTAGTAGATCCCCGTGATCTGGGTGTTGTCCCTGAACCTGACCAGCTTGGTCTGGCCGTCCTTGATGAAGAGCCTGGGAACATTCCCTGAAGACTGGGCCGCCTGTTGGTTCGCCAGGGCCTTCTTCAGTTCGTTGGCCCCAAGAAGGTGGCGGGGAAGATTGGACGCCGGGGGCTCCCCGTCCTCTTCCTCTTCATCGTCCAGTTCATCTTCCTCCAGGACTTCAAACCCGATAGCTTCAGCCAGCTCCTTCAGGTCTTCAGACAGCCCTTCGTAGGCCCCCGCGTCTTCCGCCATGGCCTTCAGAACAGCCTCCGCCAACATGGTGGCGTCCTGGCTCTTGTAGACCGTCAATCCCAGGGCCTTGGCCAGCCGTTTGATCTGACCTCTGGTCTTCCCCTGGAAGGTGGTCTGGGTGACATCCTGTGACATCGTGTTCTCCTTTCGTGTAGGAACGTGTGATGGGACAGTTTCCTACAGTGTAAACCTATTCCTTGACGCTGTCAAGTTAAAAATGTCTATAGACCCACCAGCCGGACGGATTTCAGGGACGTGTGGAATTCGTCCTTGGTCATGTCCGCCGGGTCCTTCTTTCCCGCGTAGTAGTCCACCCTGAACAGCCGCGTCCTCCTTCCTATCCAGCCGTCCACTGTGGAGATCATCTGTTCTCCTCCTTCGTCATTGTCAAACATCAGGATGATCCGCTGGCCGTATTCAACCAACAGCTCCGCCTGTCTCCTACTGGGAGCCCCGCCCGTGGAGACCACGTTGGGGTGGCCGTGGGCCGCCGCCGCCAGGGCGTCCAGCTCCCCTTCCACCACCACCAGGGGCTCCTTGGACTTGGCTTCACAGACCAGGGGCCTGAAGAGCGTCAGCCCCCGCTTGAAACCAAAGTAGGGAAGCGTCTTGGGACCGTGGCCTGACCGTAGCCGCCCCGTCATCCCGTATAGCTTCTTCCCCGCGTCATCCCACCAGGGGAAGATCACCCTGTTCTGTTTCGGATCGTAACCCAACCCACAGTCCTCCGCCACAGATAGGGAGACCCCGCGCCTGACTAGCCAAAGGGCCACCTTCTTCCTGTGAACTTCAAAGGGCCTGAAGAGGGACGGGGGTGTGACCTGGATCTCTTCATTCTTCCAGCGCCGTTCAAATTCTGGAACTTCTCCGCTGAACTCTGGAACCCGGCATGATCCAAACTTCCCAATGAACTCCAGCGCCCGTTCCTTGGTGACCGCCATGACCTTCTGGACCAGCCAGGGGAGCGTCCCCTTGGCCCCGCAGGAATAACAGTTCCAGGGGTGATATTCCTTGGTGAAGGAGATCCCCCAGGATGGCCTCCGCTCCATGTGGACAGGACACAGGCCCGTGATGTTCGTGGTCCGCTGATGGAGACCTTCAATCCCCAAGGCTTCACACAGGTTCATCAGTTGGGCCGCCGTCATGACTTCCCCCGAAGCTTCTTGAATTCGTTCTCTATCTGGACGGACACCGTGTCCGTCCTCCGCTTCTCTTCTGGCTTGATCTCCCCTGGGGGTATTTCGTCAAAACATGGGGGGTCAAACAGGAACCTGATGTGGAACTCCCCCAGTCCCGCGTTCCTGGCCTTCTCCACCTTGAACTTCCTGACTGGGTCCTTCCTGACGCCGCCCAGTTCAAAGATCCAGTCTGAATGATGGGTGATAGCGTCAGCGTAGTAGACCGTCCCCAGTCCTCCTCCTGTCTTTCCTCCTTCCTGTTCTCCCCCTTCCCTCCGCTCCTGGAAGGTCTGGAAGATGAACACGTTCTTGGCTTTGGCCACCCGCTTCATCATCCTGGCCACCTTGACCCCTGTCTCCGCCAGCCCCGCCTTGTCCGCTCCAATCAAGAGATCAGCTCCGTCAATGATGACCACGTCTGGCCTGTATTCCTGGATCTTGGCTATGACCGACTGAACGCCCACAGTTTCATCCAGGTCTTCGTCATCCACGATGATGAAGTCAGGTTTGTTCCCGCTCTTCAGCCTCCTGATCCCCGCTTTGAACTTCCGTTCCTCCTCCGCCGTCAGCGTCCCCCGCGTGTAGCGCGTGTAGGACAGCCCAAAATTCATACAGTCAGCCCGTTGGGCTATCTCCTCCGCGCCCATCTCCTTGGAGATATAGACTACTTTGGCCCCTTGGTTCCACCAGTGAAGACCGAAGACCAGCGTCATCCAAGTCTTCCCCACTGATGTCCTGGCTATGATCGTGGCCAACTGTTTGGGCCTGAACCTTGGGATCAGCTTTTCCAGGGTCTTCCAAGGGGCCGTCAGGCCGTCCCGCTTCAGCTCCTCCTGAAGCCGCGTGTAGCTGTCCCACTTCTCCGCCTCCTGGTCTGACCAGTTCACGTCCCGCCTCTGTTCCCAGACCTGTTGAAGGCTGGCCACAGCTTCAAACACCTTCTGGGACGCCTTTGTGGCCGCGTCTTCATCCAGGGACTCCAGGTCCGTCCTGACTTCTCCCATCAGGTCCTTCAGCCTGTTGAACTTCTCCCGTTCAAATAGCTGTTCAGCCCAATAGGACAGGGGGTCCGTCTCCGCCGGGAACTTGATGGAAGGGAAGCTATTCAGGAAGAGCCGCCTGGAAGGGATCGTCCCGTGGTCAGTGAAGAAATTCCTGATCCAGGTCCATTCCGTGATCCGCCCCTTGAACAGGTCCATCCCCTGGGACATCTTCAGGAAGTCAGCCCGCTCCGCCTGTGAACTGTCATAGAAACTAGCCAGGGCTTCAACTTCCATGTCAGCCATTGGACGCCTCCTTCCTTCCGTGGAGGAGTAGCGGGAGCGTATAGGTTGACCTTGGCCTCTTGGCTCCAGCCGCCACACAGTCCTCCAGGTCCTTGGCTATCTGGTCCCACAGCTCCATGTCTTTGTCCAAGGACTTGGTGTTCCGAAGGTAGGCCGCCGGGTGGGTCACTTCGTAGACCACCAGGTTCCCCATGACCATGGGGTAGGAGAACCCACGCCGCCCAATGATGGCCGCTTCAGAGATCCGCCCGATCATGACCAAGATGTTGGGATTGATCATCCGTAGGGTCTCTTCAAGCCATGGCCTACAGGCTAGGATTTCGTCAGGCTTTGGGGCTCTGTTCTTCTGTCCATCCCGTGGCCTACATCTGACCACGTTGGTCAGGAAGACCCGCCTGTCCTCTGGGACGTTCTTTCCCTTGTACTTCAGCCCAAGCCCCTTCAGGATCTTGTCCAGGACCACGCCTGAAGGTCCCACGAAGGGAAGACCGGCCGCGTCTTCATGGGCTCCAGGGGCTTCCCCCACCAGGACCATCCTGGCGTCAGTGAAGCCCTTCCCCATGACCACGTTAGTCCGTCCCCCGCATAGAACGCAGTTGGAGCATGTAGACATCCGCTCCTTTAACTGTGGCCAACTGGTCCGCTTTCTTGATGGCGTCTTCAGTATCGCCATAGGTGTTCACTCCTTTCACAGAAACGCCCCACTTCACGGGAAGGTTGGAGATGACCAAACAGCCCCGGAACGTGGTCATCCAGCTCTTCAGATCCGCCTGGTTCTTCACCACCAGGAAGTCCGTGAAGAAGACCGCTGGCCGTGGGCTCCCCTGGAGCCTGGCCTTCATTTTATCACTGTCCACCAACAGGTAGACGTAGTAGAAACTGGTCACGTCAAACAGCCATTGACGGACGATCATGGGAACTTCGTAGGTCACCTTCCGAAGGATCCTTGACTTCTTTGGCGTGTAGACCACGCCAATGGCGTCCACCAGGATCACAGGTCTGGGGTGTATGGCGTCCCAAGGATCGTCAAACATTGGACCCCTCCAGGTTCTTGACCAGCTTGTCCCTGTAGCCCTTGGAGTCCCCACACCTGACGATCTTGAACAGGTCAGCTATGGCCACCCCAAGACGTTCTCCAACACAGTCAGACAGACTTGGCTTGGCCTGACCCATGACCATGGGAGGGAGATGGGACAGGATGGACGTGGGCCTTCCCTCTTCAACTCTCCGAAGGATGACCTTCTGAAGGATGATCCAGCGCCAGTCCTTAGCGTCCCCAACATCCACCAGGTCAAAGACCACCAGGTCCACGTCTTCGTAGTGGCTGACCACTAGGTCATTGGGCTTGTATTCAGCCGGTCTGACAGATCCGAAGACCTCCGTCAACATGGACATGGGGGAGACGAACTTGGCCGTCAGTCCAAAGGACAGGACGCCCTTCACCATGGTGGCCCCTATTAGCCTGGTCTGGGATAACAGACCGCCCTGGAAGTAGACGTGTTGACCAACAGACGCCTCTGGCTCCTTCTGGAAGAGACCAACAAAGTCCCCCGCCGCCTTGGATACCCGGGCCGGGCCGGAAAAGGTTTGCAATGACGCCCCGTAGAACTCCGCTGGAATTCCCGCTTCCCTCAATTCAGCGAAGGTGACTACTCTGACTTCCTCCACTGGTTTTCCTCCTTTACACTTTTTACTTGACGCGGGCCGCTATAACCGCCATCCTCTCTTCCCCCTACTTCGTAGGGGGGAGATGATGGCCTTTATGTCAGTATAAGATCCTATCCCCACCTATGTGTTCTAGTGGGGTCTTTACTCTGTTAACGTCCTGTTCAGAACTTATAGGATCTATCGCGCCCGCGCCCGTGCGCGTACATATATAGGGCCAAAAATTCACTGGGAGTATTCCTTGGGTTCGTAGTGGTCATCCAGACCGTGAAGGAGACCCTGGTGTTTCTGGAACAGGCCCTTGATGGAGACCTCCTCCACGCCCAGGATCTCCCTGTCCACGATGAAGGACCTGATCCCCTGGTAGACGATGAAGGGACTGAACTTGGAGATCAGAGCCTTGATCCTGTTGTAGTCCCGCTTCTCCCCTGTGTAGGGCTCCCCCATCTCCTTGGCGTACAGGGAGTAGAAGAACCCCAGAAGGTCCTTGGGGGTCATCTTCCTAGCTGGTTTCAGGTAGGGCTTCTTCTTGTCCTGTGGGGGCTTGGAGACCCCGTCAGCCTTCAGCTTCTCCAGGTCTACCGCCTCCATGTTGGGGAAGCCCAGGGCCACAGCCAGGCCGTCTTCATGGAAACTGAAGGACCGCTTGGCCCCGTTGGATGGAACCCTGACCAGGATGTTGACCCTGGTCAATTCGTCCATGTGGCTCTTGATCGTGTCCGCGTCCAGCTCCCGTAGGGTAGACAGCTCTGACGTGGACGGAAGCCGCCCGTCCGTGAAATGGGGGATCAGCTCCAGGAGCGTGACCTTGGCCCCGTCAGACAGTGTTGGGTTCCTGGCTATCAGAAGGAATTCTGTGTAGGTTTCTGTGTTCATGTGATCACCTGACCTGTAGTGTCTGGGCCAGTTCAGCCACTTCCTTCATCTTGGGGGCCAGCTCCCGTTCAACGTGTTCCCACGCCTGGGAGAAGGTGTCCGTGATTTCGTTCATTTCACAGGGGATCTGACAAGCCGCCGCCACCCCCGTTCCATACAACATCACGGAGATCTTCACTTCAACAAACCCAAGATCTTGTTTCCCTTGTCCCGCCTTCATCTGGGTGTTCTTGGCCTTCGCCTGACCACTAGATTGGGGACGCAAGAGCCGCCGTTTTGCCATCTTTGACCTCCTTCTTCAACCGCTTAACTTCCAGGGCCGCCCGCCTCTTGAAATTGGTCTGGGCTATTGGCTTTCCAGCCTTTTTCATCCGACCATCCGCGCCAAGACGGTTCAGCCCTTCCTGTTCCAGTAACATCTTGAAGATCCTGATTTCCTGGGCCGAATACCAGCGCCTCCCATCCCGTAGCTTGAAGATGGGTTCAGGAAGGATCCCCTTCTTGTCCCACGCCCTGACGGTCCTGACCGTTCTTCCAAGGGCCTGGGCCACCATGAACCTGGAGAACACCTTGATCTGGGTCCCGTCAGGGAGCCTGACCAGCTTCTCCTTTCTTTTGTCTATCTTGCTTTCTGTTGGATCTCCATGGGAAGCGTTTTCCATAGTTCCTCCGTCCTCTGTAGGTGGTCCGCGAACAGTTCAGCCGCCGCCGCGTCATCCCCGAATTCCAGGATGAAGGACGGGCTCCTGATGACCATGAAGGGCGTCAGGTATCCGTCCACAGCGAAGTCATCAGGAAGGATGAACTGTCCCGCCAGCGTTCTGATGTCTGGAGGGGAGACCCCGTGACCCAAGAGGGACTTGGCCGTGTCCTTCCCTACTACCACCACCAGCTTGGGCTTCACCTTGTTCATGATGTCCATGAAGACGGGCTGACAGCTCCGAAGGTTCGCCACCCGTGGGGGGTGTGGGAAGTCACACAGAGGATAGGTGAAGGCCACCACATCCTCCCAGAACTCCCACGCCATGGCCTCCTGGACGTGGCTGAAGAATTCGTAGTCCTCCTTGAAGGTCCTTGGGTCAAACACCATGAAGGTCTCCGGTTCCTGTGTGTGCCAGTGTGGGGAAGGAGCCGCCTTCTCCTCCTGGCACAGGTCACACAGTCCCGCTCCGTTGGTCAAGAACTCACTTCTTCTTTTCTGACGGATCCTTGACGTAAAGAGCATAGTTGATCTCCTTCTGGAGAAGCTTGGCCAGGTCCGCGTCAGAGATCTTCCCCAATTCATGAAGGGCTTCAATCTTGGCGTCATCTATGACCCGCGTGGTGGCCTCTTTCCAGACACCAATGGACTTCAGGATGTCCTCCGCTTCCTCCACGTAGGAGATGGACGTTCTGGCTGTGTAGTCAACCTGGAAGCCGTCTCCCGTGGCGTGAAAGGACCCCTTGGCGTCCTTGGATCCCTCCGCCATGACCCGCTCCACCAGGGCCTTCTTCAGGGAGGAGACGCCGTCATTCAGCGTCTTGATCTGTTTCTTCAGGTCCATGTAGCGCCTGGCCATGAACCCCATGGTGTCCTCTTCCTTGGACGTTGGGGCCTCCGCCTCCTCCACTACTTCCTCCGCCGCCGCTGTAGCCTCCGCCGCTTCAGCTTTCCTGTCCTTCAACCTTGACTTGGCCACTTTTTCCTCCTTCATGTCAGGAACATGTTCTTGAACTTCTCCAGCCCAAAGGAAGCATAGACCCGCCTCCTCCGCTTGAAATGGTTCCAGAGAACTGGGTTGGAGTCCACGTAGTCATAGATCACCGCGTCTGTCTTCCCAGGGGCCGCCCTTCTGATCCGGCCAGCTATCTGTTCTGTGTCTTTCTTGTTTCCCACGGAGCCCGCCAGAAACAGCCGGTCCAAGGGGTTGATGGAAGCCCCAACCTTGGTCAGTTGGATGGTCCCTACCGCCACCTTGACGCGCCTGTCTATCAGGGCTTGTTCCGTGGCCGCTATCTGTTTCTTTGACCTCCTTCCCTCCAGGGGTTCAGCGTAGACGAAGGCCCGCCGGAGAAGGTCTATCAGCGTGTAGACGTGGTCCCTCCGCTTACAGACCACCAGACAGGAATGACCCGCCATGGCTTCCCGCTTCACATCGTCCACTATCATCAGGTTCCGTTTCAGGTTCTTCTGGAGCGCCGCGTCAATGTCACACATCTGGATCAGCGTGGCTCCGTATTTGTCCTCCAGCTCTATCCCCGTGTTCGTGACCACTACGTCCGTGATGGGTTGGGCCGTCTCTGACGCCACGTTCCCCTTGATCTCCACAAAGGGGTCCCCGAAGGTCAGGAAGATCACGCCGTCCAGCCCGTCTCCCCGCTCTGGCGTGGCCGTCAGGCCCACCCTGAACTTGGCTGGCCAAGCGTCCACCACCTGATGGAAGGTCCGCGCCGGGGACAGGTGACATTCATCAAAGATGACCGTCCCAAACTCCTCCTTCAGATCATCCAACAGGGACATCTTCTTCTTGAACATGGTCTGAAGGTAGGCCACAGTGAACTGGGCTCCTATCGTGGCCTTGGACCCCTGGATCAGCCCAATGTCATCCTCCTTGAACCCGTAGGTCTTCACCAGGTCCCGCTTCCAGGAATTGGCTACCAGTTGACGATGGGTCAGGACAAGGGTCTTCTGACCCATCAGGGAGGCCGCCATAGCCGCCAGGACTGTCTTTCCTGTGGCCGTGGGTAGAACAAGGAGGAAATTATGGACGGGACGTGTGGGCCGCTGTAGCTCTTCCTGGAGCCTGTCAAGGACAGGGATCTGGAGATCATTGGGGGAGATCTTCCAGGAAGGGAACTCCACGGGGGACGTGACTGTGTCATCTATGACACGGAAGCCGTGGGCCTGAAGCCCGCCCAGTCCGCCCAGGGCTCCAAAGCCGTAGCCTCTGGGGATGGTGATGGACCCGTCCTTCAGGACTTTGGACATCTGGATCTTGGGCTTGACCCAGAAGGGGATTTCATAGGGAGAATACTTCTTCAGGTCACTGTAGACAGGGTTCTTGACAGACGTTTCTTCAAGGATCCGCCGCGCCAATGGGGAGGAGACAGGCGTCAGCGTCAGCCTGTTCCTGACCGTGATCCTCTTGTCCGCCATCCTGGGTTTCCTCCGTGATCTGTAGTTTGGGAAGAGCCGTTTTTAGATCGTAGTCAACCCTGTCTCTGAACTCCGCCTTTTTCCCTGTGTTCCACTGTTGGACGGGCCTGTAGTAACCCACTACCCTGGAGTAGACCTCCGTCTTCTGTCCACATTTGTTCATCCATCGTCCTCCCATATTACCATGGAAATTCTTAGCCCGTCAAGGAAAAAATGAAGGCCAGTTTCACAGCTTCCTGATCCACTTCACGATCCCAACCGTTCCCCCCGCATCAAAGGCCGGAGCGTCCAACAGCTCCCAACCTGACGGAACAGGTTCAGCGTTCTGGATGAAGACTATGGCCATGGATGGAACCACCTGGCTGGCCTGTTCCGCGCCGCCAGCGTAGACCACAGGCCGCCTGTCAAAGATCTTGTCATCCTGAACTGGAAGGATGGTCCCCGCCGCGCCTGACCCATCATCCTGAACGTGGATCTCCGCCAGAATGATGTGATCATAGTATTGACCTTCAAAGCCTTCATCAAACAGGAAAGGCTCTTCCACTGGCGTCTGGGATCCTTCCACCAGGACAAAGTCTCCCGCCTGGTTCACCATGACCAGAACCGCCATCCAATACGTGGGGGTGATGGCTGACAGAAGGTAGGGGAAGGCCGTGAAATCCATGGCCGTGGCCGGAATGGCCACGGGGATCTTGGGCCTGATGTAGACCGTCCCTTCCTTGATCAGGACCCCCGCTGACGGGGGGTCCGTCTCCGTCACGGAACCCGCCAGCGTGGCCAGGGTTCTCTGGCCCCAATACTGGGTCCGCTCTATGCTTTCGTAGATCTGGTTGAAGTCATAGGCCCGAAGGGCTGACCCCAGGCCCAGGTAGGAGATGTTGACCGTCTTCCCTTCGTCTCCCGTGTAGAACCTGATTTCTCCGGTGTTGTAGTTCACGTAGAACTCCCCGCCCGTGATGGGATCGTAGGAGACTTCCGTGAACGTGATGGAACCTGTGACAGCCAGGGATCCAGGGTTAGGGGCCTCTTCCAAATAGACCTTGGGGTTCCCGCTTTCCGCCGTTGGGATAACGTGTTCCTCTACCTTGGAAACAGGGGAAGGCCGCTTGTCTATCTTGTCCGTGAATTCATCTATGTCATCTGGAAACGCCATCTTCTAAACTCTCCCTCCATTCAATACGTCCCGCCGGTGTGGTGTCTACCACGCCAGGGGGAACGTCATCTGGGTGGACCACATACAAGGGGATCAGAAGGTCAAAGCCGTTCACGATCCTGTCCAAGGGGGAGACGGTCCAGCCAAAATTGGCTCCCGTCCCAATGAAGGAGCCCCCTATCATCGTGGGGCCTCCGTCAGCCGTGAAAGACAGGACCATCATGGCCTGGCCCCTGGTTTCTACCGTGGTGGGAGCGTTGAAGCCTATGGTGACATCTATGTAGCTGTCAGAGTCCATGAAGCCAAGATCCAGCCCCGTGGGGATGTAGTCCGTGGATCCCACACCGGCTATGAAATACTGGGCCATCTCTGACCCTTCCGCCTGTGTGGCTCCTGTAGGCTCACAGGCCATTGAAACGCCGTAGATGTCTTCCCCGTCAGGATAGCCCTTGTTCCACCACAGCCTGACTGTCAGCTCCCTCCGCGTCCCCAGAATGTAGTAGTAGAAGGGGATGGTAGGAACTACCGTGTCCCCGTTGTAGACCGCCAAGACCAGCGGGGAGTCCGTCACTTCAGGAAACAGGATGACTTCTATGGTCTCCTCTTCCAACATCTGGAAGTAGCCGAATTCAAAGATGGGTTCAGTGTTGTGGCCTCCTCCCAGTTCAGGAGGAAAAAGGACGAACTGGCCGAACTTGAAGATGGGTTCAGCGTCAAACAGGCCGGGAACTTCTGTCCAAATGTTGAAGGACTCCCTGACGTGGATCTGTTGGGGTCTGACCACGTCAAAGGTGGATCTGATAGCCCTGATCATAGCGCCTCCACCACCAGGTCAAAGTGTAGCTGGTTCGTCTGTGGGAAGAGCGCCCAGATGTTCCTTCTTAGCCACACAGTAGCCACCTGGTTGTCAATGTCCGCCACCAGCTCCAGGGGCTCCGCCTCCGTTGGCTTGTAAAGGTTCACGCCAAGGGGGGACTGATCGTCCGCCGGTATGGTTGACGCGGGGTAGCCTTCCGTTCCCACAGAGATGGGGACATCGTAGCCTATCACGTCAGTCTTCATTCCGCCGCCGCTGGATCCTCCTGGAACGTAGAACCACGTGTCCGCCTTCTTGGTGTAGACCATGGAATGGTTCCGCGTGATGTTCCTGATGATCCCCGTGGGAGGATAGCCCGCCGTGGAGTCCACGTAGACGTAGAAAGGACCAGATATAGGGTAGCCTTCCGTGTTATTGACTACCGTCTCTGGTACGTTGTGTTCAATCCAGATCCGGGCTTCAGTGAAGTCCGTGTCCCCAAAATTCCGGACGAAACAACACCGGAAGTCAAAGATCCCTTCCTGGGCTTCTATCGCCGTCACGTCATCAAAGATCACGTTGGTCTTGGTCTGAAGAAGGATGGGATAGTTCTGACCCGCCGCCACAGGAAGGATGTCATGTCTGACTATCACCTTGACGTATTTGTTGGGGTCTTCTCCGTCCTCCAGCCGTAGGTGGGATGTTTCGTCCCCGCTGTAGTCTGAAGGGACTGTGATGTAGGGGCCAATGACCGCTGATCCTGGAGCCCGCCAGGCCAGATCACTCCCGTTCAAGAAGATGTCCCCTAGCCGTCCGCCCCTCATGTTCCGGGGGGACGCCTCCACCACCCAGACTCCGGTCAGATCCACAGGAACGTCCCCTGACAGCCCCTCCAGCTCCACGGAAGTCCAGACGCCTCCCAACATGTCCCAGTCCAGAAGGCCGGGGGTGTCCCCTTTACTGTAGCTCCTGACAAACCTGACATCTATCATGATCAGATCCCCGTTCTTTCCGTGGAGGAAATGGTGAACTCCTTGAAGACGGTTCCGTCAGGCTTGAAGAACCGGAGCGTGGACCCGTCCTTCTCCCAGTCAGCCGTCATCATGACCGCCAAGAACTGGGCCAGGGAATTGGCTACATTGTGATGGTCTCCTACGTCCTCCTGAAGGACAGCGTCCGCTATCTCTTCCGCCGTGATCCCCAAGGAGGACAGGGGAAGATCCAAGTAGAAGTCATAGGGGTGGAGATGAATGGGGATGTATCTGTCCCTGTTGTCCAGCTCCTCCCCGCCGTCAATGACCCCCACGATGGGTTCAGAGACCACCAGGTCAAACCTGTAGTGGCCTCCCCCCACTTCAGCTATGGTTGGGGGTGTGACATCCAGTCCTGTGGACGCCACCTTCAAGGACTCAAATTCTGGCGTCAAGCTGTCCCTTGGAACGCCAGCGTGTTGGAAATAGACTGTATATTGGCTCATGTGAAACCCCTTCTGGTTCTCCACGGGCTACCGCCCTGGACAGTTCCTTGACCTTCCCAAGCCCCTGGTGGCTTTCCAAGCCTGGACAGGGGGCCTCTGTAGCCGTTCACGTCAAAGCCCAGGATAGCGTGAACGTGTTGACGGTTCCCGAAGACCTCCCAATGTCCTATCAGAGCCACCCTGTTCTTGGCTTCTACCGCGTGTGTCCCTGTCAGATTGACAAAGTATCTCCGCCCTGTCAGAAGACCGTTGGGAGTCCCAGTCTTCCCTGGAACTGTGGAGAAGCCCAAAGGTGTCAGCGTGACTTGATCTCTCATGTTCTCCTATCCTGCCATCCTTGGAACAGGGTCAACGTAGATGACCCCTGAACCATTTGAAGCCGCCAAGATCAGTCTGATGGGGACACGAAGGTTCACGGGGTCATTGTGTTGAGCCACCATAGGGACGTAGACTACGAAAGGCGTCATGGTTCCTTGGTTCTCCCATGTTGAATTTGGGTCGGGCTCCAGATCCTCCCGCTGATAGGCCACGTTTGACGTGTATCTACCGGGGAAGCATAGCCTTCTACCGGCAAGGCCAAACACGTCATAGTCCATGTCCCCAACATCAGCCTGTCCCCAGATCGTTCCTTGATGAAGCGTGGACGCTGGCCACCCATCATGTAGACAGTGAATGGCCACTATATGGTAGGACAGGGGCTCCTGGTCCATGTAGGTCATCTCCAGGCCCCACATGTTCAACACCAGCCTGGGACAGTTCATTGGGGGAATAGTTGAAGGCTCCAGCCTGTAGGATATGGGGTAGGACCCGTGTCTGTAGACCGTTGTGTCAGCCCTGATCTGGCCGCCCCATTGCCACGCCCTGTAGTCCGTAGGGTCTCCGCCATATTCAGAGATGTTCAACATGGGGAAGGCGTTTGGTAGCCAGTTGGAGGACGCCGGGGAGAACTGAACCACGTCATGATACAGTTCCAGGTGTCTACAGTTAATGGCCCCTCCCTGGCCTTGAACCCTAAGATCCGCCGCGCTACCGTTTAGGACAGAGTCATTCAGCGCCACGGGGCCGGTACAGTTGACCAGGTTGACCCCGTAGGTGTGGCTTCCCTGTGTGGCACAGTTGGCCATGTGAACCATGGAACAGTTGTCCAGCGTGATCCCTGGAAGATTGCTTCCTAGTATGGACACAGCGCCACATTCGTCAAAGAAGAACGGAAGGGCCGTGAAGGTACTAGCACAGCCGAAGAAGGTTATACCGTGGGATCTGTAGGCGTCCAAGGAGTTTCCTGTTCCCTCCCGCTTGAAGGAACAGAAGATGAAGGAGATGTCCCTACTGTCAGTCATGTAGACCAGGGAAGACGAAGTGAACTCACAGAACCTACACAAAATTCCAGTAGGCGTCTGTCCAAACGGTTCATCCCCTGGTAGTTCAAACAGGTCTTCAAAGACACAGTTGGCAAAGTCCGTGTTTGAAATCGTGAAGTCAGAGATCACGCCCCCGGCCACCCTTAGTCTGTGGAACCTCTGGTTGGACCCATAGAACAGGAGCGTCATGTCAGCGTGGGTGTAGGTTGACGTGTCAGGGTCCCAGTCCGTTCTTGGGTCAGGTGATGGACCCCCGGTCCCAGGTCTGACATCGTAGTATTCGTCAGAAGAGCTTGGCCACCCTATCCAGGCTACCTTCTTGTCAGAGTATTGAAGGAGAAGGGCGTTCCCCGTCACGCCGGTTCCCGTCCTCCTGATCCAAACCCTGTCCCCATCCGCCAGTAGGTTGTATAGCTGTGTCTCCCAACCCACCAGCGTGTTCCACGCGCCTGGAGCGCCGTTTGACGGAGCGTGGACGTGGGACAGACCGTCCCCGAATTCAGCCGCCGTGAAGTCTACAAAGTAGTCCATGGGTCTCCCCTATGCGTCAAGTCCTAGTCTAACTGTGAACTTTTGGGCCGTGATGGGTCTGGCTGAAGGGTTGATGATCCGCTCCACCCAGATCCCGTATTTGTTCGTGTCTACGTCCGGGGTGACAGGGTCAAGATGGCCAAGGGACAAGGATGACCCCTGGGTAGCGTAGGAGAAGGTCACTCCCACGGGAGCCGTGTCTTCTGTTGGGATGACCTGAATGGCTCCTCCGCTGACAGCTTCTATCCCTATCTCCACGGGGGCTCTGTAGGTGATGGCTTGTCCAGCCAGGCCCGCCGCCGGTGTGGTCCCCTTGGCTCCGCGTCCAACAGACGGAATGATCAGACGTTCCCCGTCTGAAGCCTTGGCCGCGAAGTAGAGCCATTCCCCCGTGACTTCGTTATTGACAAAGCCGTTCAGGGGGTATTCCGTAGTGTCTCCCACGTTCAAGTAAAACGCGCCAGAGGAGTCATAGTCCGTGACCAAAGCGGAGGACGGAACGTCTGACGTGTCAATGTAGGCCACCACATTGGTCATGATGTCCACGCCCATGTTCTTGACGATGAAGCCCCTGTATTCCGTGTCCCCTACTTCACTTTCATCCGCGTCCACATCGTCAAACAGGACGTTTGACAGGTAGGTCATGAAGATGTCCTGGTCTTCAGAAGCCAAAGGAAGGCTGGCCTCCACCACAGCCAGGATGATGTATTTGGACTCCGTGATCCCATCGTAGACCGTGTAGAGCCCGTCCCCTGTGATGGGGACCTCCAGGCCGTAGTCCCCGCCAGGAGCCTTCCACTGGACTTGTGGCGTGACCCCGTACAGGTAGCGGAGGGTTCCGTTGGGGTAGGTCTGAAGATCGTAGGCGTTCAGCGCCGCTACGTCTTGAATGGTGATCCCCGCGATAGTTGAAGGGTCCCAGGAGATCATGTCCTGGTTCTCTATCGCTGTGGGGGTGATGGGTCCTCCCAGGCCGCCCGTGGTTCTGAAAAGGACTAGATCTTCTGGCTTTGCCATGATAGCCTCCTAAACTGATTTAAGCTGTCCGCCCGTTTCGTCGCAATAATACTGACAGGCTGACTCCCACCCGGCCCAATACCTGGACAGGATGTTCAACTTGATGTTTCCTTGTTTGGCTCTGACAACCGGATCCCCAAACCCATTCAGGTAGGTGAAGGAATAGGAGCCGCCGTAGTAGCCCGCGTCTGTTCCCCACCCGGAGCCCGTGAAGGACAAGGGACACACACTGATATGGTAGCATTCCCCGTTGTAGGAACTGTAGGGAATGTCATCTATGAATTCATCGTTGATCGTCAGTCCTCTGACGGAGATCATGTCATGAAGGTGGGCCAAAGGCGTGGAGTTTCCCCACCAGTAGACATACATGTCAGCCGGGTCTGGTCCCGGCCTCTGGTATCCCCAGAAATTCTCTATCTTGTCCTGGACCTCCCCGCTATTCCAGGTAGTCTTGGCGTAGGAGAAGTAGCCTTCCCAAGGCTCCGCGAAGTAGGCCGCCAGAAACACGTCCTCCTTCCCCTCCATCATCCCATCCAAGGCGCTGATGACAGAGGAGATCATCCCGTTGGCCAGGTTCACGTTGTCAGGGATGTCCCTGATGGTTTCGTCCAGGTATCTGAACGCCATACAGTCAGCGCCAAAATACATCCTGATGTGGGTGTCATTGACGTTCACAGGAAGTAGTTCATCATAGGAGATGTCCTTGGGTCCGTGGATGATCCTGAAACTGGTGACCGCCTCCCCTCCAACTTCGTGTTCCCATGTCTGTTGTTCATAGGAATTCCCCAGAGACTCTATGGGCTCCGCCCACCCAATCTCCTCCTCTTCCCCTTCTTCCTGTGGGTCCTCCTCCGCGAAAGGGTCAGAGACCTCCCTGTCGGGGTAGGGGACTTCTTCGTCTGGGCTGATGTTACCCCAGAACCTTCCAGCGTTGAACTTCCAGTCCAGGTATTCATGGAGGGAAGTGATGGTGGTGGCCTTCATCGTTGTGGCGTAGTCCTCCGCCGCCATGGTCAGACAGCCCTGGTCTATCAGATCCAACAGGGACTCCCTCCCCTCTTGGAAGTAGTCCCTGAAGTTAGAAGGGAGCCCGCGAAGGTGGGCCACGCCAGTCCAGCTTGAAGCTTCACCGCCGTCAAACATGAAACTGGTCTTGTCCCCGCTGTAGAACTCCACTTTCCTGGCCACGTGTTGAAGCCCTGACGTGGCCATCCCGTGTCTGGCCCTTACCCTGACGGAACTGTAGCCGTTCAGACCGAAGACCAGATACTTGGACAGAGGGTTCAGCGTGTAGTCAGACAAGACAGAAAGGTTGATCCCACGTCCCATATTCCATTCGTACTTTCCCAAATACTCCGAAGTAGACGCGCCGTCAATGTAGCTACGGAATGGGTGTCTAAGTGAATTTTGGTAGAAGACGTAGTCATTCAGAAACTCAGCGGAAAGGGTTTCCGCCAGAAAGTCCCCATCCTGTGGCATGTGCGGATCATTCCCTACCACGCCTGAAAGGACGGACCCTGGGCTTTCAGTCAGCCTCCAGAACAGCCTCCGCTCCCCGTGGAACTTCTTGAACCCTACGAAGAAAACTAGATCCTGGGACGCGGGGGCCGTCTCCATCTTTATGAACAGCTTCTTCCCAGAATTCTGGCCTTCCAGCGTGTAGATGGGAATTTCCTGTTCACTGTCAGTCAGCTCCACTTCCCTTAGATAGGCCGTCCTGGCTTCTCTGATCTTATGGTAGCCGCCCTGATAGTCAGACCCGTAGCCCTTCCACATTTCATCTCCCCCGTATTCAGCGGGGTTGATGTAGGGAACATAGTCGTCTATCTGTTGGCGGGGAAACAGATCAAGGTTGAAGCGTTCAGACGCGCCAACAAAATGACGGACTTTCCCTTCAACCATGTCCCTTCTGTAGAACACGATGGACTCCCAGATGTTTGGGAACTCCCCTTCAAGACCAAGGACCTCTATCTGGTGTGGGACTCCTGTTTCAATGTCAAAGTAGCGCGTTTCTTCCTGACTTGAATGGTCTATGTATTGACAGATCCAGGGGCTTTGTTGGGTGTGGAGCCCTGGATGAATGAACCCGCGTCCGTCTCCGTAGCCGTGAAGACGGGAATGTCCGCGAAAGGGGACCACTTCCAGAATGGCCAGCCTCATGTCATTGAACCCCATCCCAAAGAACGTAGAAACGGACATTTCAAAGCTGGACCGCTTACAGAAATCTAGCCTCCTGGTCTTGTCCAGGTAGACATGGAAGTCCCAGTCATCCAGCCCGTGGAAGAACCGGATGTCATTGTGATAGTTGAAGATGTCCGCTATGTGAGAGTCAAACAAGGGGACGTTTTCAAAGCCCCACCGGCTGGTTTCTGGGTATTCTATCCTGACCGTGGCGTCAAAGTGATCATCAGGCCACAGGTGGTCCTGGCGTTCAGCCGTCTTCAAGGCGTAGGGCTTGGGGTGGAAGACGTATCCCATCAGGCTTCCTCCAAGTCAGTCCCGTAGGACAGGAACCTGGGGGTCCCCACTACGCTGGTGGCCCCAAGGTGAAGGAGTAGCTGACCCATGGGCTCCCCGTCTGAATTCTTGTGGACACCCATGGACCCAAGGTTCTGGGCACAGTAGGCCACAGAACTGGACTCCAGCGTGAACTCCCCTGGCTTTGGGTAGACTGTCAGGCTGGCCCCGGAATACAGTTCACCTTCCCCGTATTCGTTCACTTCATGGGTGTAGCCGTAAGTCAGGCCCGCCATCTGGACCAGCCACAGGCCGTTTTCAAGCTTACCTGTGACTATCCCCATGGGCCTCATGTTGTTTGAAAGGTATTCCGCGTAGTCATCGTCACTTTCAAAGTCATCTTCATTCTGGAATTCATACTTCCCGCAAAGCCCCACCCCTTCATCATCCACGCCTGTGACCACCACAGCCGCGAAGGCCGGAAGCGTGGTTTCATCTCCGGTGTATTCACAGGCCAGGTAGCAAGGAGGACCCCACCCGTGGTTATGCTTCCCGTAAAGGTGGGGGATGAAAGGAAGCATGATCTGGCCTTCCCGTCCAATGTGGTTCCCGCCCACCAGCTCCGTGGCCATCTCTATGAACCCCTGGTCCGTGATGGCTATGGCCTTCCCGCCCGTGTTTGTCTCCCCGCTTTCAAGGGACGGTTTCTTGGTGGCCCACTCTACCGCCCTGACCCCCCGCCCAAAATTCAGATTAGTCCGCCCCCTGGAGTCAGCCTTTCCGGAGAACATGGCTATGACTTTCTTCATTAACATCATGTCCTCCTTGAAATCTGTGGGGGTCTTCCTGTTTCTTCGCTGGCCACAAACCTGACCACAGGGCCTTCCCTCTGGACCACGATCTTCCCAGACATCTCCTCCTTGGAGATGATGACCGTGTTTCCGGTACAGATGAAAAGGCCGCGCTGTCCGTGCGTGTTGTGAACTTCAAACCTATCCTTCACAGGATCACCATCTTGTGGCCGCCCGCTATGGGGAGCGCCACCCGATGGTTCCCCAAATGTCCCGCCTTACCTGTTGGGCCAATGATGACAGCCATGTGACCGCCGCCCGTCAGGCCGTAGGACCTCTTCCGCTGAACAGCCATCCTTCTCTTCTGAATTTCTTGTCTTGTGTCGAAAGCGTATCTTCTAGCCATCGTATCCCACTATGGTCAAGGTGGTCATGGCGTTTCCTCCGCCATCGTACTGATGGGACCAGGCTTCCACCTGGGCTTCATCTCCGTAGTCTATACCGCTGAAATCCTTCATGGCGTCCTGAACTGATCCTGTGATCTGGGTCCCCACAGGGATGTCATAGATCCCCTTCAGCGTGACCGTGGTTCTGACTTCTACGGACCCTTTGACCGTGTTGTCCGCCAGGTATTCAGCTATTTCATAGGCGTCATCCCAGTCTACCACCAAACCCAGGGAGACGGTAGCCATCCCCATGTCAGAGTCCCCGCCAGAAAGGTTCTGATAGACCTTGATGGGCATTCCCCGCCGCTTGGACCAGGTGACTGGGACCTCCGCCGCCGGGATCTGGGTCAAGGTGGCGTAGGTCTTGAAATGGGTGAAGACTTCCGTGTAGTCATCCTGGTCCGTCTTGAAGGGAGGGACCAGATACCTGGCGGGGTCCAGCTCTGACCTGTAGGTGGCCCTTTGGGCGTGTCTGTAGGACAGCTCCCTGTAGACATCCTGTTCCAACCTGATCCTCCACAGGGGCTTGTCAGGTAGAAGCATGAACGGGAGCGTGTCAGTCCTGTCCACGTCCTTCAGGGGGGTGAAGAAGATGGGTCCGCCTTCGTAGTTTGTGGTGAACTCCAGCTTTCCTTTGTCATTCCTCATGACCTGATCCGTGAAGACCAGGCCCCACTCCTGGGTGACTACTTCCAGAAGACGCCCGCCGTAGGTTTCGTCTTCATAGATGTGTTCCGTCTTCTCCAGGCTCCCTTTGTTCGTCCAGACTCCAGCGTAGTCAAAGGTGGTCCCAGGATCCACCAGAATGTCATCCGCCGCTGTAGCCCCTTCCAGGTCAGAGAACTTGTATTCCACGGTCCTGGGGAAGCCGTCAGGAATGTAGAGCGTTTCATCAGCCGAAGGGACAGAGTCTTTGTGGAAGTAAAGGTAGCAGAGCCGTTCCGTGTAGGTTGAAGTCAGAAGGGGCCTGTCAAACTCCACAGACGTGTTCTGGTAGTTATTGACCACGAATTCCACGGACTCCAGCTTGTGTTTGTCCGGGCTCACGTTCAGCGTGGGCCGTGACGTGTATTCGTCATATTGAAGGTTTTCCACGTCCCCAATGGAGTCCACGGACAGGGGCTCCCATCTCTTGTAGACCTCCGTCCACTGGTAGGCCAGGTGGGACACGTCACCAAAGGGAGTCTTGGCGAATAGCTGATAGATCAGGGTCAACTGGCTGTTGTCAGACGTGACTGACCACTTCTCCTCCCATCCTCCAGGGCTGGAGATCTGCCAGTATTTCCCATAGAAGTAGACCTGTTTGGTGTCAGAGGACCCGCCTTCCCAAGGGCCGTCCCATTCGTCTTCATTGAACTCCCCGTCTCCGCCTGTGAATTTCAGTTCATCCGGGTAGGCCACAAAGGTCCTCTGGCTGGAGATGGTCTCCGCGTCTGTCAGACTAAGGGATCCAGAGGACGCCCCGTAGGAACCACGCCCGTAGACGTAGATGGTGGAATTGTTGACTGTGATCTGGGGGTTCAGGGCTGAAATGGATGAAAAGATACTCTGGAACAGGGGTTCCCCTTCCTGGATCTGGAACTGTTGGATCCAGAAATTGGGGAGCGAATACCACAGAGACAGGCCCAGGATGGTGGACAAGGCGTCAGACATCACGTCCTTCATGGTCCAGCCGCCCACACCAAAGTCATCAGCGTCCTTCAGGTAGATCTCCGTGTTGTCATCCGTGTCATTTTGCATATCCTCCCAGAAGGTCTCTGGCGCTGACACGTATAGATAGTTCTTCTTGGGGGCCTTCAGGATCATGTTGGCCATCCAGTCACGGAAATTGATGGTGGTGGATGGCTCCCCCTCTATCCCCTGGCTCTGAAGGTTGACATCCATCACCCGCCCAGATATTCCGTCAATGGTGGTCTCTTCCCCCGCGTCATAGCCCGTGTAGATCCCCTCCAGGTCCAGCGTGACCCGTTCAGACAGATCCCCCACTGACCTGGCGAAGGTGACGGACTTGACGCGCCCTGACGCGCCCGTGGCCGCTGAAACTGACTTCTTCGTGTTGATGTAGTTCATCTAGTGGGCTCCGCCGGTGTAGCCCCTGTTGGAGACCCCAGCCCGTCACTTCTCACTGGAGACACCGGGTTCTTGGCGTCTTCGTTGGCCTTCTTCCGCTCTTCAGCGTCCAGCTTCATCTGTTCAAGCTGTTGTTCTCCCAGTTCAACCAGACGTTGGTTTGGTTCCCCAAGGGACCCATGTCTACCGTATCTCTGGGCCATGATCTGTTCACCAAACAGTTCAGGCTGTAGCGTGGGGGACACAGCCCCTCCGCCCGCTGATATAGCCGCCAGCTTGGATAGGCCGTTTGACAGACCTGTCAGGGTCACGCCCATAGACTCCAGCGCGTCTTCATTCTGAAGGAACCGTTCAAGACCGGCCGTGAAATTGTCCAACATTTGGGGCTTCACCTTGTCCGCCACGGTAGTCAGGAAGTTAGTTAGGGACTGTTGGGCCGCTATCGCGCCTTCTCCCTTGGCCGCCAAAGCCTCCCTGGCCTTTTCCGTCTCTTCCTTGGCCTCTTCATAGCCCACTTTGCTGGCCGCCACCAGCTCTTCCGTGATCCCTTTTAGGTTTCGGATGATCTTGTCCTGGGTTATTTCAAGGTCACTCCCGCCTCCAGCTTCCCAGGCCGCCCGCCTCTTGGCCAGCTCACGTTCAGCGCGTCTTCTTTCCCTGGGGTCCCTGGCCTCCTTGATCTCCTTTTCCAGGTCAGCCTCTTCTTCCAGCCGCTTCCTGACTATCTTGGCCATGTCCTCCAGGGCCGCCTTCTCCCCTTCAAGATCGTAGCGTCCCCTGGCCTGAACAAGTAGTTCCTGGGCTCTGGCCATGGCCTTCATGTCCTTCTCTTCATCAGACATCAGGCCCTTGGCCTCCCTGAAACTGTCCACCATGTCTTCCACGCTATGGGTCAGACCTATCTGTTCTTCGTGGATCCGCCGCCATTCCTTGGCCGCTTTTTCCAGCTCCTTCCGTCCTTCTTGAAGAGCCTTTTGGGCCGTCAGGATGTTCTTCTGAAGAAGAATGTAGTCTGACCTTTGTGCGGCTGTCATCTCCGCGCCGTCTGTCAGCTCCTCTACCAACTTTTCAGCCTCTTCAGCCACCCCGCCCATGGCGTCCTTCATTCCGCCAGTCAGCGTCTTCAACATGTCCAGCCCTGACCCCTGTCTGTCAAAGTCAAGGCTGTTGAACCCGTCCTGGAACTTCCCAAAGGTGTTGACTATTTCTTGCCAGACTGACCCGGCCTCCTCTTCCTCCTTCGTCATGTCTGTGAGCATACCAGTCAGCCCGGCCAGGCCCGTGTTGATGGCTTCTATAGACAGGGTCACCAGCCTGAAGCCTTTCATGACCGCGTCAAACAGCCATTCCACTCCCGCTCTGATCAAGGAGATGGCGTTGGCCGTCTGTTGGGTTCCTTTTCCTGTCATCTGGAACCCCGTGAACAGCCGCTTGAACAGAACGAAGACCAGATAGATGGCCCTGACCAAGGTGGAGGACAGCTTGAAGGCCCACTTCATGACTTCACGGAAGGGTTCTCCCATCCTATACATGACCACCACAGTCCGCGTAGCCGCTGACACTATCTTGGTGAACATGGACCACATAGCGCCCAAGACCTTCCGCCCAAGGGGGGCCAGCTTCACCAGGTAGTCCACGATCATCTGGAAGGTGGACCCTATGTTCTTGGCCCAGGCTTGGCCGGTGTCTCCCTTGAAGAAGGCTTCCAGGGTCTTCAGAACCTTGTCCAGGACCCCAACCAAAGCGTCAGAAACGCCTGACGTGTAGATCAGGTCCTTGAACTGGTTGAACTGGTCCCCTATGTTGGAGATCTTCACTTCAACTGTCTGGGCCATGGCCTCCATGGTCCCGCCAAATTGAAGCTGGATGTATTTTCTGATGGTCTCCAGAGCCTTGGTTGGGTTGGACAGATCAGGTGTGATGTTGGCCGCCTCCAAGGTAGACATGATCTGGTCCTTGGAGATGGAGAACCGCATCATCAAGGAACGCCAGTTCCCTTCAGCCGCCGCTTCCTTGATGGCCCATTGGGCGTCCTGGAGGGACCGCCCCATCCCGTAGGCCAGGTCCGCCATGTCCTCCATGACCACTTTTCCGTTCAACATGCTGGTGGGGTCCAGCCCCACAGCCTTAAACGCCCCAAACACATCCACCACATCCTGAACCTTAAACGGAGTCCGCGCCGCTATCTCTATAGCTTCGTTCATGGCCTCCGTGGCCCGCGTGATGTCCTTGTAGAGCGCCTTGAACTTGGCCCTGAAGCCGTCAAAGGTCTGGCCTGTCTGAAGGATAGACTTTCCTACACTCATGATAGCGTAGGTCAGGCCAGCGAAGACCCCCGTCAAGGCCAGTCCAGCCGGAGCCACCTTCTTCATCCCTTGACCAAGAGCGCCCAGGCCCTTCATCAGGCCACCGGCCGCCTTCCCAAGGCCAGAAAGGGCTCCCATGACTTTGGAAACCCCGCTGGTCAGAAAGCTAAGAACTACACTAGCCGCCATTATTCAGTTACCCCTTTTGTTGGCTTTCCACTGTGGCCTTGAAACCACAAGCCTGGTTGAAGTCTTGAAGTAGTCCTTTCAATCTCCCTTCGTTTAGCAGGTTTTGACCGTGCCACAATGGGACCGCCTCTGAACCCGCTGTCAATGGTGGCTCCGTACTCTTGACGCCGTGTTTCGCTTCAAGGTCCTGGCGTCTCCGGACCTCCGTGTCTGACGGGAAAAGGTTGAACGCCGCCCAACTGATCCTGACACAGCGTAGTAGGATTTCCTTGGTAGGTTCAACTCCGCTCCTTTTCATCCTTTGGTAGATGGACCACAGCTCCTTGTTTATGGAAGCCCGCTTGGCCAGGATGTCCTGACCTTCCAGCGCCGCTTTTCTCTCTGGGGTCCATAGCTTGTCCAGCTCCTTCTGTGACAGGGGCTTTCCTATCCTGTTGGCCTCCGCTACCAGCCTGGCATCCTGGTCTATCATCTTGTCCACGTCACCAGATGTCAGCTTGGTGAAGTCCACGTCATAGGGGAAGTCCCTGAACGGATCTTCTATGTATTTCCTGGCCTCCTCTTCCTTGACCTTTCCGCGCCTGTCTGTGACAGGCTTGTCACCTTCATCAGGATCTCCTCCGTGGAGCATAACCTGAAGATAGATTTCATCTACCCTACTTTCCACCATGGCCACGGAATAGACGAAGAACAGCGTGAAAGTCAGTCCGTGGATCCGCTCTGTGGCGTGGGGGAAGTAGCTGTCAGGGCCACATCCAACTCCTTCACAGAGTCCTGGTCTGTGTCCTTTCCAACAGCGTTCTCCTGTGATCCCACATTCCCAGAACTTGGTTCCTTGGATGTATTCTTTGGTCCATCCGTAGTTTCTGGCGAAGGCTTCATAGACTCTGTAGCGTTGGAGGGAATTTTGAAACCGCGTTTCAAAGCTTCCCTCTTGATCTTGTCCAGGGCTTCCTGGCTGGATGTCTTGTGGTCCTCCAGATCCGCCAGGCTCCCCAGAGTGATGTCCAGTAGCTCCTGTGTCGGGTCCTGACCCTTCGTGATATTGACCCCGAACATCCCCAGGAAGCCCTCCAAATTTTTTCGGATGTCTCCCGGTAGCCCTTCCATGGAGAAATTCTGTTCATACAGAACAGAAGCTATGTGAATGCCCTGTTTCAGGGTCAGCTTCTCCCTGATGTCTTCAGGCTCCTGTTGGGTGGCTATGGCTATGATGTTGGCCAGCCTCCCAGAAGTCAACATCTCCTGAAGGGTTTCCTTCACCGTGGTGATCCCCACGGAAATGGCGTCCACTTCTTCCTTTTCTTCGTTGGACCGCTCCTTGGCCAGGGCTGACGCTATGGCCGTGGCCGCGTTTCCGAACAGCTCCCCAATTTCAACCCATAGCTGTTCAAACTCCCCTTCTGTCAAGGGGAGGATTTCATGGGCCTCCTGGCCTATCACTATGGTCCGTTTCTCGCTGTCAGGTAGAAGGAACCGGTATTCCTCCGGAACCTCCTTCAATTTCTGTGACATCGTGTCCTCCTGGGTTCGTGTTTTCGTGTCAATTCATCATGATGTGGTGACCATGACGGGTTCCGCTGGATCACTGGGGGTCCAGTTGTATTTATCCATGTAAGCGTAGGCCCCAAGGGGTCCTCCGCGCCTGGCCCTGGCCGTTATCGTGACCCAGTAGTCACCCGGAGCCGTTGACAAGGCGAACCCGCCCGCCTCATCTCCTCCGTTGAAGGTGGTAGCCACGGATGGGATGGCCGCGTCAGCCGCCGCTATGGTAGCGTCAGGGATCATGTCTGGCGTCAGGGCCGTGGGTTTCTCACTCCTGACCCAAATGTCATAGAACATGACCACTTCATCCTCCACGGGCTGGATGGTGAAGATGACTTCCCCGATACCTCCAGACACATCCGCGAAAGACGGAACACTGGGCTGTTCCAACTGGGTCTTCAGACCAAGCTGTCCTTCATCCCCAAGACAGGAGTCAGGCTTGAACTTGGACAGATTGATCACGATGGAGCCCAAAGGGAAGGCCGTGTCATTCAGTGTGAAGGTTGGCGGGCTCCCTGGAACAGGTATCTGGACGTTTACCAGGTAGGGCAGAGGAGGAGGCTGGTTAACTATTTCATGGACGAAGTAGAACCTGAAGCTGTCAACGTCAACTGTTGGATCTACGGAAAAGTCCCTGATGACTAGAAGAAAGTCACCTTCCTCTACTTGAAGGGCGTCCAGATCTGTGGGGTAGTATAGCGGAATGTATGCTTGGAGCGAAGGGAAAGCCTGTGGTTCTTCTTCTAGGATGGCGTAGGGGATCCTGTGGGACAGCGCCTTGGGCGTTCCTTCCAGAAGGTCCCTGACCAGGCCGGTGATCTCCTTGAAGTATTGACGCTGGCCCGCCGCGCCCTTCAGAATAGGAACTTCAGCTATCTGGTCTTCCTTGTCTACCCTGACGCTGTCAATGGACACAGAGACATTCTGTTCCTGTTGGGTGTTGTCACTGGCCCTTGTGTATCGTTGACCTATTTGGATGGCCATCTTCTCCTCCTTCTTATGATGTGGTGGTCACCAGAACGGGTTCAGCCGGATCACTTGGCGTCTTGGAGTATTTGCTGAAGTAGTTCAGGATCCCTGAAGTAGTGTCAGCGTTCTTCACGTTGGCCGTGACCGTGACCCAGTAGTCATCCACGCTGATGTTCCCGCCACCAGCGAAACTTCCGCCCCCGTAGGTAGTTATGACCTGGGGAACGCCAACCTGGGAAGCGTAGATAGACTCATCTGGGATCATGTCAGGAGTCACCGCCTGGATCTTCTCCTGTGTGACCCAGATGTCAAAGGACTCCACAGCTTCATCATCATGTGGATCCACTGTGACCGTTATCTGGGTCGTTCCTCCTTCCGCCGTAAAGGTGGGGGAGGCTGGCTGTTCAAGCCGTGACTTCATCCCAAACTGACCTTCATCTCCCAAGGTGGAGTCAAACTTGAGCTTGGACAGATTGACCAAGATGGAGCCCAGGTAGTAAGGAACAGGGATGTCCGTCCAGCCCGGGGTAGCGCCTGACACAGGGATCTTCACCGCCGCCTGGGCCGGTGCGGGAGGGGTCCCTGGCGTGATCTCATGACAGAACAGGTATTCAAAGGCCCCGGGGGTGGTGTCCGTCAAGGGGTCCACGGAAAAGTCCCGAAGAAGGAGGAGGAAGTCACCTACCTCCAACTGAAGGGCGTCCAGGTCCGTGGGGTTGTATAGTTCTATGTAGGTGTCCAGGGCTTCAATGGGGGCCGCCGTCAGGATGGCGTAGGGGATGTTCCTGGAGATCCCCTGGGGGCTTCCCTCCAGAAGGTCCCTGACCAGGCTTGTGACCTCCTTGAAGTAGGTCCTCTGGCCAACTGTTCCCTTGATAACGGGGACTTCAAGGATCTGGCCGCCCTTGTCCACCCTGACGCTGTCCATGGACACCGTGACGTTGGCCTCCTGTTGGGACTTATCGCTGGCCCTGGTATATCTCTGTCCTATCGTGATGGACATTTTGTCCTCCTTTACACTGGGATCCTTCTCTTTCCCGTGGCTGAAATGTTGAACAGTTGAACGCCAGGCTCTACCTGGGTTATGTTTGGCTGACCGTCCATTGTGAAACCGCCTTCCCCTCCAGGGAAGACCTCTTCAAGCCGCTGTAGTCCGTATTCCAAGGTGGTCCAGTCAATCTTCCATTTCTTGACTTCCACGTTGGCGTTCCTTACCGCCACCCCCGCCCCCGCCACAGAACAAGAAACGATGTTCTGGGGGTAGGAGTAGACCAGTTCATGTTCATAGTGTAGGGCTTCTCCGGCCGCCATTATCCAGCGGGGACCACTACGGTTCCCGTCTCCTCTATTTCAGGAGTCAGCGGGGATGTTCCAAAGCCTTTCCCCTTGACCCTGACGTTGTAGATCCTGGTTTCTGGGCTGATTTCATTGACCTCCGGTTCCCCGTCCATGGCGTAGACTCCTTCATCTTCGTCTATGGCTTCATCTATGAAGTCCTGGATTTCATCTTCAAATAGAAACATCCCAGTCACTATCAGAATGTGGATGTATCCACGGAGCCTCCCCACGTTTGACCCTGGGGTGGTGGCCGTGTTCGTGTAAACAGGGATTGAATACCGGAGCGTGTTTCTAGCCATAAGATCATGTGGCGGGCCAGATACCAGCCCTGGCCGTCCCAAAGTGTTCCTCTATCGTTACTTCAGCCGTGGCCCAGGCTTCCGCCGCGAAGGTGGTAGTCCTGGAGATGGTGTAGTTTCCAGCCAGGACTTGGGCCGGAATGGACACACCTGTGACCAGGTGGGCCGCCCCAACACCGTCATCCTGGGGAACCACTTTCCGTAGTTCAAACGTGAACTTGTGCCAGTCTGTGATGGACCTGTCCTGGCGTGGGTTGATCAGGATGGCGTCCGTGATGGCCACGGAGACCGTCCCCGCTCCTGGGATAGCCGTGGCTATCTCCAGGTCATAGCCAGGAGTCCCGTGAAGGTTTTCTTCATATCCCACAGGAAGATCCCCAAAGCCTGTCACCGTCATGGTGACTTCCTTGGACAGGATCAGGAAACCGTCAATGTAGACCAGCTTGTCCAGCGGGGGAAGGTTCCCGTCAATGTAGGCTTCATGGGTGGCCACGTTTTCAGACTCCGTCAACGTGACCGTCTCCAAGGTCCTCCCCAAGGGGTTGGCCTGGGTGGGGCCTTGGGCTATCTGGGGAGCCAGACCCCAGGCCAGGTTTGTGATGTCCGTGGTGTTCTGTGAGACTGTCCCAGTCTCCGTCCGGTAGACCAGGTCAATGTCAAGCCCATCTCTGAACTCTATCAGGTCCGTGGTCCTGGCCAGAGACAGAGAGTCAAAGCCGACTGTACCAAAACCGGGTAGAGCCATTTTATCCTCCTATCATAGAATTACGTTTGGCCGTGGGACGTAGACATAGTACGTCAGGGGGACGAATTCCACGCCGTCCATGGCCCCTTCATTGTCAGGTCTGGCCATCCCCGTGGCCGATTGAATAGGGCCACGTTCTTCAAATCTGATAGCCATTTCCAGCTCTTCTCCTTCAAACGTGATCGGGGTGGGAACTTGTGGATCTACAGTGAAATCAAGGAAGGGGATGTTCCTGATGTTCAGGGCCTCCCTTAGCCGTGAGATCATTTCTTCAAGTCTTTGACCCATCCTATCGTTCACAGGTCTGTTGAAACAGCGGAACATAACCGTGTTGGTCGTGTAGGGGCCGCGTCCGAAGGAAACCCAGTTCACGTCTACCCACGTGTCCATGGATGGCGTGACCTTGAAGGCCGCGTCTCCATAGTTCACAGCGTATCCGTAAAGGTCCGCGAACTGTTCATGGACCCGCTTCTGGACACTAGCTTTTATGTTCAGGTCTACAGTGTCTTCCAGACTCATTTCAATGTCTTGGTTATCCCGTTCTGTAGGGCCAGAGGAATGGTCTTCCTGGCTCTGGCCCTTGCTTCAGGGAGGGTTGACTTCACGATCCCCAAGGGTTTGGAGCCTGGGTGTCTGACCCAGGCCACCAGCGATATGTCAGCCATGGCCACCAGAGGACCCATCTGTTGGTCCGCCGGAAAGACGGTCAGCGCCCGCTTGGAACGTGGTCTGATGATATGTGGCCTGGATCCCCACTCCAAGTAGTCCGCTACCTTGGACGTGTTGTAGACCCTGAACCCCTTTTCTGGGGGACGGTACATTCTCAGCTTCCACTTGGATCTGGTAGTCCCTAGCCTTTTGGGCGTCTTGGACTTGACCCGCGCCAGCGTCCACTTCCCTACTTCCCGAACAGCGCCGCGTATCTCCCGCCGTTCGTTCCGTTCAAGCTTCCCTACCCACTTGAAACCCTTGATTATGTTCTTCATAGCCATCATGGTGAAAACCCCGTCTTCTGTGGCCGTAGGTGTAGTTCACACCGTCCGGATGGCGTGTGGAAGGTCTTCTTCACGATGGACCAAAGGTTCCCTGACTCTGACACCATCTCTATGATGTCCGTCTCTTCAGGATCGTGGTCATAGATGACCACCAACTGATCCTTGGATTGGATCAGTCCCCCAGAATTGGCTATCTTGAACTCCGTGAAGTCCATGAAGGTACAGGGGAAGGTCCCAATTCTAACGTCATCCACGGTCCCTTCAGAGCCCGCGTAGGGAACGTCATTGGTCCTTGTGTACCTGTGGACCGTCAGCGTGGGGTTCCCAAGCCGTAGCCTGTCAGTCTCCCAGATGACATGTCTGTCCACTTCATGGATGTAGTCAACGTGGTGTTGGTTGATGGGGGTCTTGATCATAGGGTAGCCTCTACTTCATCTGAAACGGCTATTTTCCCATTGATGTCCTCCGTGACCACCACAAAGAACCAGGACCCTTCAATCAGGTCACTGACTCTGATGGATGTCTTGTGACGTTCCTTGATGGTCTTCAACAGCTCCGCTCCGCTCTTGACGCCTTGATGATCCGCGCCAGGATCGTTCAGCGTGGTCAGGTCCTCCAGGCCCGCCGTGGTGTCCGTGTAGACGTGGTAGGCGTAGAAGTCCGTGTCCGTGTTTTCAGACCAAACAAGATCACAGGAGTCTGGTGGGTTCAGCGCCGCTACAGACAAAGAAGAAGCTTCAGGCCCCTCTTGAACTGACAGGGGGGTGATGTGGTCCCACAGGTCATCATAGCTGACCAGAGTCCCCATGGTGACCGTCTCCCCTACCTTGGCCCCAATCTCCAGATCTTCACAGACCTGGTCATACTCCATCCCCAGACGGTCCACCAGTTTCATGATGTTGTCAAACCTGGCGGAAGGATCCGCTTCACCCTGTTGACCCTTGACCGGAAACTGAAGGGAGACCTGTGTGGCCCTCCACATACAGACTTCCTTCCAGGCCAGGAGGATGACCGGGGCCTCCTCCGCTTTGGGTAGCGTGTCCCAGGTATAGTCCGGGTTATGGCGTAGAAGGGCTTCCTCCAGGAACGTGGACGCCTCCGCTGAAGAGATTTCAAATTCGTCCTGTTCCTTTATCCGTGAACGGGACACCAACCGGCTGGTCAAATTGACCAACCGGCTGGTCCCGAAAACGGAGGAAACGTCAATCAGCTCCACTATGGGCATGATCTAGCCTCCGAACGCTGAACCGTTTTCCACCAAGACGCCAGCCATGTTAGGCGGGACCAGGTAGATTTCTCCTTCCTTACAGTGTGGGAATTCAGACGCCCACCGGAACCTGAAGCTTTTAGACTTCATCATTGGAGGGGTGTTCAGCGTCTTCAACATCCGGATGGGGACATAGCCCGCCGCCGTGGCCTTCGCCGCGTCTGGCGCTGACCTTGGGTAGTTGGGCTTCTGATTGGAAAGCTTCATCATGATCTCTTTATTCAGAGAGTCACAGATTTCCTTTTCCTCCACCGGTTCTTCCGCCGCCGCGCTGTTCCGCCCGTCCTCCGTTTCTTCGTTGGTGGGCGTAGGCGCTGTAGTGGCTTCTTCCGGGGCTTCATCAGCTTCATCCTCCACGAACTCCGGGGGCTCCACAGCTTCAGCCTCTTCCGTGGCCTCTTCTATGATGGGCTCCTCTGGAGTCTCTTCTTCCGAAGGCTGGACCGCCTCTTCCTCCACGGTTTCCACCGGGATCTGGTCATCCTTCTCTGTCTTTTTCACTGGTCTCCTGGACTTCGCCATTAGCTGACCTCCTGTTGTGTCAAGTGATCAGGAAGGCCGCCTGTTCTTTAGGCGGACTCCCCAATGACCACGTGGCCACCTTCGATCAGCCCGACGCCCCAAATTCCGTACCACGCCAACTTATGACGCCTTCCGAAATCCTTCACGCCGTCATCTCTCAGTTCCGCCTCCAGGGAGACAGCCAAGCCAATGGCGTGATCTCCCACCATGATGGCCCTGTAGGCGTCCACACCAGCCGCCGGAATGGGGGTGGTGGTTTCACCCGTGTCAACACCGTCCGCCCAGATGGCTCCGGTGTCATCCACGTAGGGGACCATGGTGGTTTCGATGAACCTCACGTCCTCATACCTTCCGATTTCTCCACGGAAGATCTGGTCCGGGGCTCCGTAGTGGCTGGCGTCAACCCAGTGTTCATCATCCCGCAGACGCCGCGCCTGGTGGGGATGGATGAAACAGATGTAGGCGTCCCCGTTGATCTTGGGGGCCTTGTTGGTGGCCAAAATTTCAACCATGTCTTTGACCATCTCGGTATCGAAATAGTCAGTCAGTCCCAGGCCGTCCCTGGCCGTGGCCGTCCCCGCGAAGACGACGTTAGACGCCGTCAACAGCTCATCCCTGATCATCCCGTCCCGATACTTCGCCATGTGGTGACCCAACATGGTGGCGCTATCGGAAAGGATGTCCGTGAAGGCCGTCCGAAGGGCGAATTCAGTTACCTGAAGGGCCTTCCCGTGTTCAGACACAGTGATCTGGATCTGGGAAGCCGTCAGGTTGTCCGTCTCCATGTCCACGTTTTCCACCAGCGCCGCGTCTCCCGTCAGGGCCGCGTAGCGGAGGAAATTGATGGTCCGCCCGGGAACAACAGACAGCTCTTCCTTCCTGGAGGCTATCTGTTCAAAGCGGAGGAGGGGTTGGGCCTGGAAAAGAATTTCCCGGCTGTAGATCTCCATGATGGCCGGAGTGATGGG